TGAACCCTTCGGCGCACTCTCCCCATCTTGCCTTCGGAATAGCACGAACATGTTGCAGATGTCGAAGGGAAAAGTGTTGCAACACATTGGAGTCGCTCACGCATTCAGTCGTGCCGCGATCTTGGTCAGCGCCAGTTGCCAGCGTCGCCATGCGGTGGTGCGGTCGCATCCCATCTCGCCGCTGATCTGCTTCCACGGCACGCGGGCCGCGCGCGACCACACGAGCTTGCGCTCGGCCTCCTCGATCCACAGCACCCAGTCCGAGGTCTGCTCCAGCCGGGTGATGGCAGCGGCCGATGGCCAGACCCGCATGGGCTCGGGTTCCATCGCGGCGATCTCGCGGCTGGTGCGGACGATCTGCGGCCAGGCGTTGAAGAACCCCTGCGCCCTCACGGGCGGCAGCTTGCGCAGGGTGCGGAACGCCTCCTCGAAATGATCGGCCACGCACTCGGCCGTCCAGATGCGGTCAGCCATGCCGAACCTCCTTTCCCATCGGGCGTCGCCCATAGAGCTTCTCGCCAAGTTGGCGGACCAGTTCGCGCTCCGGCCATGTCAGACGCTGATCGTCGGCCGACACCGCCAGCACGCCCTGTTCGTGCCAGCCCTCGCGCTTGACCTGCTCAGGATCGCGGCGCTGGCCGCCGTAGCCGTGGGGATGCCACCTCATGCAACACCCCCATTCGTTGCGATGGCCCACAACAAGAGCGCGATGGCGTCAGCTTCGTTGTCGTCGGCGGGACTAAAGCCACGGGCACGGGCAGCGGCGATCATCGCCTCCTTGTCGGCGTTGCCCTTGCCGGTTGCGTGGCGCTTGATCGTGCCGACCGGCACGCCCTCGTAAGGCACGCCCCGCAGTTCGGCCCAAGCGGTCAGCGTGGCCATGAGCCCGCCGTAGATGTGGCTTGCGTCGGTGCCTGCATGGCGGCGAACCTCTTCGAACCAGATGGCGGCGATGGGACCGGTCAGACGGTCCAGTTCGCCCAGCCAGTTGGTGAAGCGCAGATAGCGCATGCCGCCCCCGTCGAAGCGGCCGGGGCGGAAGCTCGCCGTGCCGCTGGTGATCAGACCGTCATGGCCGCGCAGGGCCCAGCCGGTCGTGGTGCCGAGGTCGAGGGCGAGGACGCAGCGAAGGAGGCCGCCACGCTCCGGCAAGACAACCGGTGGGTTGGTGACGGGTGTGACGGATGTGACGGATCGTTCCTTATCCGCTCCATAGGTGCGCACAGGCGCGCGCGTAACGGTCTTATAATTATGATCCGTCACATCCGTCACACTCTCTGAGTTCATTGGCATTTTCCTATTCTCCCGAGAAAAGGTCAGAGTTGCTGTCATTGAGGGCGATCCCACGGAATCCCTTCGCGGCGCGGGTGTTGTGACGCTCGAAACCCCGCACGATCAGGGCCTCCGAGAAGCGCTTGACCGAGCCCGCGAACTCGCCGTTCGCGTCAGCCCACGCCTTCCAGTCCGCGAACATCGCGGTGGTGCTGGCGCTCAGGTGCGCCCCAACGGCGCATCGCTCCTCGATCCAGCGACCGATGGCGTCTTCGGCCTCGAAATAATCCTCGGTCGCGGCCATGACGGCGGGCGGCGGGCGCAGCCCGGTCCGCTGCCATTCGATGCAGCCCTCGAGCGCCCATGCGAGGATCCCGTCGCGTTCGGCTAGGAGCCTGTCCGCCAGATGCTTGTCGCGCCGCGCGGGCGGGATGGTGATGGTGAACGGCACCATGTGCAGGCGACGCTTCATCGCCTCGTCGACATTGCGGATGGAGGGCTTGTGGTTGCCGACGATCAGCAGCTTGAACTGCGGGATGAACTCGAAAAAGTCCTGCCGCATGAAGCGGGCGGTGATCTTGTCACCCCCGGTCAGCGCCTTCAGCTTGCTCTCTGCCCAGCGACTGCCCTGTTCGGTCTCGATGGACGTGACGATGCGGGCCCCGCGCAGCCCAGCCATGTCGGTGGGGTGGCGATCACCCTGCGTGGCCATGAACATGTCCATCGGCGCGACGGTGGCGTAGTCACCGAGGATGGCGGTCAAGGTGTTGGCAAAGACGGATTTGCCGTTCGCGCCGGTGCCGTAGAGAAAGAACAGCGCGTGCTCGGTCGTGACGCCGGTCAGGCAGTAGCCCGCCATCCGTTGCAGGTAGGATTGCAGCTCGCCGTCCCCGCCCGTGACCGTTTCGAGAAACCCGAGCCAGACCGGACAGGCGTCGGCGACGGATGCCCCGGCAATGCGCGTCATGTAGAGGCCGGGGTCGTGCAACATCGACGCGCCGCTGCGCAGGTCGATCACACCACCTGGCGTGTTCAAGAGCCAGGGATCGCGGTCCCATGGCTCGGTCGTGGTGGCATGGCGTCGGTCGGACCGGGCCAGCCGTTCAACGGCGGAGACTGTCGCGGCGCTGGAAAGCTTCGCCTTCAGTCTCGCCGAGCCCGCGCGCGCCGCCGCCTCGCGGCAGATCATACGGGCCAAATCGAAAGCCTGCAGCGTCTCCTCGCGCCGCCACAGCTTGCCCGACCACGTCAGCCATTGTCCCCAGCCAGCGACATATCGCCATGTTTCAGCGTGACGGACGGCGAAAGCCGCGGCGAGTGCATCCTCGGTGAAGCGCACCGGCACCGGCCCATCATTGCCCCCACCAGCGGGTCCGGCACCGTCCGATCCATCATCCTCGTCATCGATTTCGCCGTTTCGGGCGAGGTCGCGCTTCCAGAGGCGTTCGGCCTCTTCGCGTAGACGGTCCTCGGGCCAGGGAGGATCGATGCGGGCGGCGTTGTAGGCGACGATCTCTTCCCAGGCCTTGTCGCGGGGCACGTGGCCTTCGCGCGAACGCCGGATCCAGTAACCGATCACGCGCGACAGCGCGTCGAACCGGGTGGTGCCGTCAACGCCGCCTTCGCGGACCTGTCGGCCGAAAAGTTCAGTCACGCTGCCGCGCTCGGTGGCGGCCGTGTTGAAGTCGAGCCCGGTCTCTCCCTCCAGCGGCGGCATGGCGATGATCGCTTCGAGCAGTTCGCCGAGGTCATGATCGCGGGGGTTGTGGTGCAGGATCTCCACCAGCCGCCGCCGACCCTGTTTGGCGTGGATCGATCCCGCCACGCGGATCGGCTGGTGGGCGGACCGGAAGGAAGGATCGCCGCCGACTTTCGCGGCAATCATGTGCCGGGCGCGGCAGACCGTGGAGATGTCTGTGCCTTCGGCAGGTTCAGTCAAGCGCCAGTAGATGTGCAGCTTGCGCTGCCCCTCGGCGGTGACACCCCCGGACGCGACTTCGAGTGTCGGGCATCCGAGATGCTGCACGAGATGGTCGCGTTTCGCGCCAATGTCACCATGGTCGAGATCGACGAGCACCACCTGCGTCTGCACGATGCTGTCTGCCCGTGCATCGCCGGGGGCGGCAACCGTACCCGGCGCCACGAACAGTGCCATCCCGACGCCGCTGGCCCATGTCGCCTGCAACGTCAGTTTCGCGGCAAGTGTGCCATCGGCTTCGATGAACGGCACATGCGGCGGTCCATCGCCCGCACCTTTCTCGGCGAGTGCACGGACTGGCACCCATCCGTCGCAGTATCCGAAGACGACATCGGCATAGATCGCGATCATTTCCGCGTCGGGCGTGACGTCGTCAGGCTTGGTGGTGTCGGACGACAGATTCATGCCCAGCACCGTTCCCGCCAGGCGCAGAACCGGCATTCGAAGTGGTCGGCGTCGGCCGTATGGCGCGGCAGCAGATCACCGGCATCGCAGGCGCGCAGGATCGTCACGGCCTTGTCGCTGGCCGACTGGGCGAGTGCTGCATCGAACGGCACGAGTTCGTGCCAGATTTCGCAGGTGTCCTTGTTGATCGCGGTGAAGAGTGCGGGCGTCTCGGTCAGGCCGAGATAGGCTTGGTAGAGCGCGATCTGTGCGGCGTAGACCGGCTTGGCCTTCCCGACGCCGTGCTTCGCGATTTCCCGCCAGTTCTTGGCATTCGCCGACTTGCACTCCCAGAGCGCCGGAACCGCCATGCCGTTCGGCGCGGCGACGACCACCCCGTCGGCATGGCCCTGCACACGTCCGCCCACGACCGAAAAGCCGAACTGATCGCCATGGCGATTGCGCGTGCGGAGGTCGAACCCGGCCTGGCGCAGCCAGTCGATGGCCAGATCTTCAAGGACATGCCCAAGCGCGAAGATCCGCAGAGACTGGCCGGAGAACCTGGCCCCCGGGTCTTTCGGCGACTTCAGGTATTCATACTGCAACCTGCGATGGCAGGAATCGCCAAGCCTGCTTCCCCCGAGATAGTCGCGGGCTGGGCGTTCGGCCTGTTCCACGACGAGGGCGGCATCGATGCAGGCATTGACGGTGTCGGCGAAACTGGGCGGCTTCTCCCGGTGATTGAAGTCCATGGGGGTGTCCATCAGAACGGCACCTCCGGATCAGGCCGGGGTGCGTTGGTCGCCATCCCTTCCTGAAAGCCGTCGACGGCAGCGGTCGCGAGCGCGAGCGCTTGTGCCTCACCAAGATCGCCGAACTTCGTGGTCCAGCCGATCTCGGCCATCAATTCGGCCATGTTCCTGAGGGCAGCACGCAGGGCCGCCTGTTCGCGTTCGTCGGGATCGATCATGCGCCGACCCCGCATGTCGGGACTGCCGTCAGGCGTGATTGCGTGTCGGCGCGGCGCGCGCGATGCATGATGGTCATGGGAAAGCTCCAGATGCTCTCATCACCTACCGGCGGGCATGCTGGACTGTCGGATGGCGCGCATGGAACTTTTCACGAACACAATCTTGTGGCGAGCGATGTTCCTTCCTAATCTCCTGAGTCGACGGCGTAATCAGGAGCAGTAAGGCAGATGCCAGCGTTCAACCCGAGAATCTTCAGTAACCCGGATCGCCTCAAGCAGATCGCCCCTGCAAGACTGAAGGCATTTCTTGAACCATGGCAGGAGTACTTTGAATTGCGCGGCCTCGATGTCGCCCAATGGTCGACTGATGAAATGCCGCTGGAGGATATTGCAAAGGTCCTGATGAACCCGGATGCGTCCGTACCCGATGAGATGGTCAATGCACTGTACTATGTGCACGAAACCGCGTCCCACGAGGCGATGGACGAACTGCTTGACCGAGCCACGGCGGCCGGCATTGAAATCGACAAGGACCACGAGGTCTCGGTAGCGGATGTCTCCGTTCAAATCTGGCTTGCACAGCCCATGCTCCTGCAACGCCAGCACGCCGAAACCGTGGCGTTTCAGCGCTCCAACTTCATGTATTTCGCCGGTTCTCGCTCCCAGAAGAAGGCAGCCGAACTCCCGACAATCTCGGACGCCGATGCCAAGACCATGCAGGACCGGATGGACAATTGGTTTGAGGCGAAGCGCCGTGGGCGAAATTGCCGGATCTTTGTCTTTCCGCGGGGCGAGAAGATCTGGATTCTGGTGCGGCACGGCATGCCGATGCGGCGGGAGGGCAAGCATCAGGAGGACGGTGAAAGCGGGATCGCGTTCTATCGTCCGCAGCAACATGATGTCTTGATCTATGACAGCGCGACCGACGAGATCGGTGTGAACGCGGGGACGAAAGGCGAGCGGGAACTCTACCTCAAGACGTTCGGGGCCACCCTGTTCGCCAGTGAAGACTACTTCGACCTATCCGAGCGCTACACGCTCGATCCGTTGCGCGAACTTGGACCCGCTGCAATGGCGCACGACGACATCGAGGGACTCGCCGGGGTTCGCTTTGTCGAATTCGGTCGTCGTTGGGCTGGCAAAGTCCCAGAGACAGAAATTCGCAAGTCCGAGAACCTCTTCAAGGGCTTCGGAGAGAACTGGGCGAAGCGCCTTGAGGGTGGTTTCATGACTCATGCCACCTTCAAGTTTGCATTTGACGGGAGCAAGCGCGAACGGTCGGTGACAATCCGCCCAGCCAACATTGCTAGATATGAACGAGAAACCGATGAGGAGATCATCGAAGCCTGGCTGAAGGCGCGTGGATTCTGGGCGATTTCGGCAGGGGCGGATGAAGATGCGGATTTCGAAGTTCTGGAAAGCGCTTGATGCGCTGATCGATAGTGCCACCGATAGGCGCGAGTGGGCCATTATGTTGGGCGATGAATTCGGGTGCGTCGTGATCGACGAGCCTGGCTGCAATCTTCCTGTGGTGCGATCGATAGGGACGTTCGCGACGAGCACTGCATGCCCGTCACCGGGTGGTGAGGGATGCCCCAGGCGGATCGTTCGCCACGAGGATGGCAGCATCCGTGCCGTGTGCGGCGACAGCCCGAAGGCCTGCGCTGACCTTGATCTGAACAAGACCGACATCATGGTCTTTGCTCTTGACCGCGCTGCGTTGGCGCGCAGCATCGCTGATGCGCTCGCCCTGTCCGATAGACCTGCGAGTTTCGACCGACGGACGGTCTTCCGGATAGGTTCTCACAATATCTCTGCGGGTCATGGCTTTCCGGTTTTCCTCACAGTGCCCGGTCCGTTGCCCAGCGAAGATGCAGCGCAGTTCGATAACGTCGTCTCTAGCCCGGGCCCGAAGCTCCTGCTGACCCCGACCATGGCATCGATCCCGGCACATCTTGCCGCTGTTCTGGATCGAAATGGCGTCGCGCGCCTTGCCCTCGACGATATGATCGACTTGGATGATCATGGGCAGTTTCGCCCCGTCCAGCCAACGACGGTCATGTTCGCCGACCTTCGCGCCCAGATCGCAAGCGTGTCAGCGAGCGCGGCAATGAACGTGGCGTGGACGCTGCCGATTGACGCGCGGTGGGAAGAGATCGGCATCCGCTTCGTCGCGGATGAGGTCGTCAACGTGAGCTTCCGGGGCGAGACCCGCAGGTTCGAGCCAGATGGTCTCGGGATGAAAAGCGCCAAGGACGGCAAACCGAAAGCGGTTTGGACCTACCTGAAGGCCTTCGCGATGCAGGGTGGCACGCTGCCTGTCCATCATGCCAGGAGCGCCGATACCTCGAAGCACCAGAAACAAAAGCAGGCGCTGTCCAAGGCGCTGCGTGCCGCCTTCGGAATTCCCGAAGATCCGCTTCCCACGGTCGGGGCCGAGTATATCGCCCGTTTCGTGACGAACGCCGACGATCTCCAGCAAGGCAAGCTGGGTCAGTCCCGACGAAAATTCGTCGACTGATCTCAAGAATTTCTTCGAGAAAGTTCGCCTCTCAAGCCGCTGAAATCCAACCGGGTTTCAGCGGTTTCTCTTTGTGCTGAGCCCGCCAAGGCCACTGCTCCAACGAATTTTCGCCGGTCCCGGTCACTCGGGCCGCGTGCCCGTCCACCTGGACGAAGGCGAAACTTCATGGAGCGTTTCCACCCCATCTGCGACGCGCGCTCGCGCGTCTCCCGCAATATCTCTTACCGGTCCAAACGGCTGGCGCGGTCGGGCGCGGTCCCCGGCATGGACGCTGAGGACATCAAGCAGGACCTGCGTCTGCACCTCTATCGCCGCGACGGCAGCTTCGACCCTTCCCGCGGCGAGTACGACACCTTCGCGGATCGCGTTCTGGCGAACCGCATTGCCACGCTGGCTGCGCCGACCCAGCGCCTTCGAGCCGAGCGGATGTGGGTCGACTTCGACACCCCCGCCGAAGGATGCCGCGATGGGGACATCCTGCCGCTGTCGGAAACCCTGCCGGAAAGCGCAGCGCCCCACGCAGCTGCAGCCCGGTCGCCGGACGAAGCCTTTGGGCTGGTGCGCGATGTCCGGCGACTCCTGGCGGGCCTGCCCCCGGCCTGCCGATCCCTTGCACTGGCGCTGATCGACATGTCGCCGACCGAAGCGGCGCAGGCGCTCGGGATCCATCGCAGCACGGTCTACGCACGGCTCGCCACGATCCGGAAAGCGGCCGAGGCGCTTGATCTCGCGGCATATCTCGGCACCGCCCCGACAGTCTTGGAAGCCCGCCGGTAGGTGACATCAGGACCGGCGACGACCCGGTCCCACCAAGTTTCATGCCGGGCCCTCGGAGGAATGCAACACCCCGCACGGGGAAACACTCCGACCGCAAGCTCCAGGGCGGCGTCAGGCCCGGCAGCAGTCTTCTCGACGATCCCTGGACACCAACCGACGAAAACACGGAGCACCACCATGTTCACGACTTCCCCCCTGAAACGCCTGCGCCAGTCGAGCTGGATGGAGGCGATCCCCGATACGATCGATGTGCCGGCCTTGTCCGACCGGCCTAGCCGCTCTGTGCCGATCGAGCGCGCCACGGTTGACGAGATCGAGTTCGCCCTCGTTGCCCTGGCGAAGCAGCAGTCTGCCATGTATCGGTTGACGAGCGCGCTTGGCGACGTGCTGAAGATGGCGCGCCGCCAGGGCGCTTGCGGCGCTGACATTGCCATCTCGGCCGCGGCCCGCGATCTGGATGGCGGCAAGTGAGCGCCCCGTTCGGTGCCGGACCAATCCGGATTATCACGGCCGACGAACGCTTGCGCGAGGCGCGCGGCATCAAGGGGGTGCTCACGGGCACCTCCGGGATCGGCAAGACCACGCAGCTGCTGACCCTCGATCCGCAGCGCACGCTGTTCCTGAACCTTGAGGCCGGCGAACTGGCGGTTCAAGGCTGGCCCGGCGACGAAATCCGCATCCGCGACTGGGAGGTCGCCCGTGATCTCGCCGCCTGGATCGGCGGCGCGAACCCGGCCATGCGGGACGACCAGTCCTACGGGCCCGGCCACTTCGCGCGGGTCTGTTCCGCCTTTGGCCCCGCAAACCAGCTCGACAAGTACGACACGGTCTTCGTCGACAGCATCTCCGTCGCCTCGCGCATCTGCCTTCAGTGGTGCAAGGGCCAGTCGCAGGCGCAGTCCGACCGCACCGGCAAACCCGATCTCCGCGCGACGTACGGACTGCTCGGCCAGGAGATGATCGGCTGGCTGACGCATCTGCAGCATACGCCCGTCAAGAACATCTGGCTGGTCGGGCTCTTGGACCGCAAGCTCGATGACTTCGGCAAACCCTTCTTCTCCATGCAGGTCGAGGGTTCGAAAACCGGGCTGGAACTGCCCGGCATCGTCGACGAGGTCATCACCCTGACCGAGCTGCGCCCCGAAAAGGGTGACGCGTTCCGGGCATTCATCTGCACCACGATCAACGACTTCGGTCTGCCCGCGAAGGATCGCAGCGGACGCCTGTCCACGATCGAACCCGCCCACCTCGGGCGGCTCATGGCCAAGATCCGCAGTCCGCGCCCCGACGGCACCGCCCATCTGACCTTCGATCTGCCTGCGGCGGCCACTGCACTCAATTCCCCGATGACGAAAGGAGCATGACGATGGCAAGCGACATGGATTTCAACGGCGCGGACACGCAGGATGCCGCATTCGACCTCATCCCGGCCAACACACTGGCGAAGGTCTGCTTGACCATCCGCCCCGGTGGTGCGGGGCCGGAAGGCTGGCTGACGCAGAGCAAGACCAGTACCGCCCTCTACCTCAACACCGAAGGGGTCGTGATGGAGGGGCCTTTCGCGCGGCGTCGCATTTACACCCGGATCGGCTTTCGCGGAAAGGCTGCGGGCGGTCCCGGCGACGACACTTACGGCAATCGCGGTCGCGCGATGATCCGCGGCATCCTCGAATCCGCACGCGGCGTGCGCGCCGACGATCAGACGAATGCCGCCCGTGCCGCGCGGATGATCCGCAGCCTCGGCGAGTTGAACGGGTTGGAGTTCGTCGGGCGCATCGGCATCGAGCGCGACAAGGACAAGCCCGACGATACGGGGCGCAACGTGATCAAGGCGGCGATCGGTGCCGACCATGCCGAATACGTCCGCCTGATGGGCAGCGTGCCGCAACTGCCTCAGCAGGGTCAGTTCATCGCATCGGCACCGCAGTTCACCGCAAACGGCATGGGTCAGTCGGGAGCACCTACCTCCGGCTC